ATGCAGCAGCAACAGATGGTACACAACGTGCAATCACAGAAGACATCCTAAAAGACGTTATCGCGTCATGCTGGGATGAGGGTGCAGAGCCATCAGTTGTTCTATGTGGATCGTTCAACAAGCAAACTATTTCTGGTTTCACAGGTAACGCGACACGTTACAAAGAAGCAGAAGACAGTAAGCTAAATGCTGCGATTGACGTTTATATCAGCGATTTCGGTGAGCTTCAAATTGTTCCAGCGAGGCATGTCAGAGCGCGTGATGTATTCGTGCTTGATCCAAACTATGCAGCGGTTGCATTCTTGCAAACAGCGAAGCAAGAGCCTCTTGCAAAAACTGGTTTGTCAGAGCGCCGTTTGATTTCTGCGGAATATGGCCTACAGGTCACTTCACAGAAAGCACATGGTTTCGTAGCAGACTGTACAACATCATAATAGATTGGGGGCTACGGCCCCCTTTCTCCTAGAGGTGGCAGTATGAAAAAAATCAAGATTACAACAGACAGAACTTGGGTAGGCGGCAAGAAAGCTGAAAAGGGCCAAACTTACGAGGTCACAGCAGAGGAAGCTGATATTCTCGTTACTAACGGGTTTGGTGAAGAAATTAAAAAGGCAGCACCAAAACGAGCGCGTGATGCCAAAGGAAAGCTAAAAGCTGATGACCCTTCTACGCCAGATGTAAACGAAGCGTGGGAAGGCGGGAAAGCACCTAAGAAACGCGGAAGGCCAAAGAAGAATGTCTGACACTATTCTAAACACTGAATGGCACACAGAAGATGACAAGGTTGTTGTAAAGCGTAGCCAAGATATTCAAAGCATTCTGGACTTTAACAAAGAGCGTAATATTGACGGTCACAACCGTAAGTCTGATATGCGTTTGGCTGGTTCAATACCTTTTGTAGTTGCTGAAATGTGGTCGCGGGAATGCGGAGCCAAAATCGGGTCGCAAGAGTTTGCAGAATATGTTAAAAAGAAGTTGATGAGTGGCGAATTTAGCAAGTTAATTGCAAATGGTTATTGAGGATCAACACATGGCGAACGAGAATTGGCATTTGTCCAAGACTATTCCTATTTCTTTTTTAGTTGGCATTGTGGCGCAAACATTTATTTTGGGTTGGCTTATTGCTGATGCGCAGAACACGATTGAGATGAACACCAATAACATTATGCGCAATACAAAAGATGTAGAAGTCTTAGAAAATCGTATTAATGACCACGCTGTTATGCTTGGTCGTATTGACGAAAACCTCAAATATCTGCGCGAATATATAGAGCAGAAGTGATGCTATGGATCCCGTTAGCTGCGTAGCATTGGCGTCAGGCGCGTACAAAACGCTTAAGGCAGCTATTTCCACGGGGAAGGATATCCAAGAAATGGGCAACACGATTGCAACGTGGGGCCAAGCCTTTTCCGATTTTAATAGATTAGAGGAGCGTCAGAAAAACCCGCCTTGGTGGGAAAAGACGTTTAAGGGTTCTGATGAAGAAACCGCTATCTTGATTTGGAATCAGAAGCGTAAAATGGAGATGATGCGAAAAGAAATTAAGGATCATATTTCTTTCGTATATGGGCCATCCGCATGGGATGAGGTTCTTAGAATAGAAGCGGAGCAGCGGCGTATTCGCAAAGAGGCTGCATACAAAAAACAAGAGTTCATAGATAATTGCATAAATTGGGCTGTGGGTCTGACCGCATTTGCTGTTGGCGGGGTGATCTTAGCGGCAGCTATTTATATTGTTGGTAAAGCAAGGGGGCGTTGGTGATGATTTACGTTCTTGTCTTTATACAATATATTCCATCTGCTGAGTTAAAATATTATCAGATCGGCCCAACACACGCGACATACGAGGAATGCGAACAAGAGCGCAGAAAGGCGAGAGAGGGTTTGGTTGTTCACAACAGCCAGACTGTGGTTTGCCTTGAAGTTAGTGGAAAATAAACTGGGTCAGTGGGTTGTTTTGACGGATGATAATAAAGTGGTTATCATCACCACGCATAAGCGGATAGCCGAAAGGTATTTCAATGAACAAGGAAAACTACGATCTAAACGGAAACGGAAAGATTGATCCTGATGAGCGCGAGATTATGTTGGAAGATCGTCGCAGGCGTATGGAAGATCAAGACGCTAAGAGAGACACGCAGAGGCGGCTTACAGTAGCCTGCACGGCTGGAATGCTTGTTTACCCTCTGGTGATTGTTTTGGCAGTCTGGGTTGGCTTAGATCGGGCCGCAGAGCTAATTACTGACATAGCAAGCGTTTATGTGATTGGTGCAAGCGGTGTTGTCGCGGCATACTTTGGCTTCAACGCAATGGAAGCTAATGTGTCGCGGAAAGAAAATGTAGATGTCAGGTGAGCAGTTATTAACGCACGTTGTTGTGAAACTGCTAGAGATTATTCTAGGCGTTGAGATGACGCTGTATGGGAGTGTGATGGTATGATGCAAGCACTGATAGGCCCATTGACTGAGTTAGCTGGTGGATGGCTAAAGGGCAAAGCTGATGCACAAGCGGCAGCGGCTAATCTGAAACTGGTAGAGGCAGAGGCCAAAGCTACCATTATGAAATCCGCAGCCACATCAGAAGCTGAATGGGAAAAGCTGATGGCCCAAGGGTCACAGAATAGCTGGAAAGACGAATGGCTAACTATCTTATTCAGTATCCCACTTATTCTAGCGTTCTTACCTTTTGAGTGGGCTGATCAAGCAGTAACGAATGGATTTGCTGCATTGGAGCGGATGCCGAGTTGGTACAGTTATACCTTGGGCGTAATCGTGGCTGCATCGTTTGGTGTGCGGTCAGCAACTAAGTTTTTCGGGGGTAAAAAGTAATGGCTAGAGGTGATGCACTAAAGATGCTGCAAAAGACTTGTGGCGTAACACCAGATGGAGCGTTTGGGCCTAACACTGCCCGTGCTATCGCAGAGCATTACGGATTGAATGCAAACCGTGGCGCACACTTGCTTGGTCAGGCAGCGCACGAAAGCGGCAACTTTATGATTTCTGAGGAAAACCTGAATTACCGCGCAGAAACGATGTGTCGGGTATGGCCCTCACGATTTAAGTCAGAGGCAGATGCTGAACCATATGCGCGTAACCCAGAGAAGCTGGCAAACAAAGTCTATTCAGGGCGCATGGGGAACGGCTCAGAAGCGTCAGGAGATGGGTGGAAGTATGCAGGTAAGGGTTTCATTCAATTGACGGGTAAAGACAATGTACGGGCCTTTGCAGAGCATATAGGGCGTGACAGCTTGGTAGATGATCCATCGCCAATTGCAGATGAACTAGCGATGGACAGTGCGATATTCTTCTTTGAGAAAAACGGCTTGTTCAACATGGCTGATAAGGGTGTCACTGATAGTATTATCAAGAGTATTACCAAGCGTGTTAATGGTGGCTATCATGGCCTAGAAGACCGCATGGATAAGACTAAGAAGATTTATCGTTGGTTGGCCTAAGTTTAGGTTTTATTGATCTGGATAGAGTGTTGGTGCGTATACACCACATATTAACATCGCTATCCGCATAGAAATACTTATACATATCTTCATTGTCGCGGATTGCTATCTGACAAGCTTCATAGTCTGGCAAAATCAAATATGTTTCTATGTCAATCCCACGCAGTGAATATTCTATGTATAGCAACGTAAAGAATGTCATTCTTAAAAACCCATTTCAATTTGATGTTCATTAATTATGTCATTGCATTCATATCTTTTAGTTTCGCCTTTTGGATATGGTTGCGCAGTGTATTTTAAATGTTTGCGTAATTTTTTGTTACCAAAATAAATATACCGATGTTTTGGCTCTGGATGCTTTACAGGTATATCGTTTTCTTTTGCATACACTGATGGTGCGCTAATTCCGCGATTAGTCAACACTTTTGCATGAACCCATTGATTATCTATCCAATATTCTTTGTCGTGCGATTTTGCCGCGCCACAGTATAAAAAGTTAGTAGCTTGATATATGTAACCAACGTGTCCCATCGCACCATCGGCATAACTGACAACAGCCCAATCTTTTAATTTGCGCAGACTGCGCCCCACAAGAAACGAAGCAGCGTTTTTAGGTGCGCGTTCATTAATACATAATCGGTTTAACTCAATAACCTTTGTCCGATGTTCTTCACCTAAAAAACCCCTGCCGACTTGTGGAGATGGCGGCATACCATAGGTTACAACGCCTTCAAGTTTCCCTTCTATAAATAGCCCAAAGCTGAACATGCGTTGACATTTTCTTTTAGCATAGTGTTTTTCTAACAACCAAACGTCTGTTTCTTTGTTGTCAATTTTTTTAACTTCCATCTTGCACTCACTTTCTGTTTTGTTATCTTGTTTCGGTGGGCGGTTTTTTACCCAGTTTTTGTTGGTAATCCCCTGGCTTATCCCGACACCTAGCAGCCGCCCACACGATCATTCATCAGTTTCTACTTTTGGCAAATCCCAATGCCTGATTTCTTGCATGATGCGTGACTGCGAAACATCCTCAATGAATGCAATGTTTTCTATCGTAATCTGTCGCAACATCATGCGGTTAATGCGCTGGGCTATCTGAGTGGCTCTCTTAGGCCATCTATACTGTCTGTCGTTAGTGTTCACCCCTGTAGGCTGTTTAGGCTCTCTAGAGCGTTTCTGTGGCCTCTCTGGCGGTGTTTGCTGCGTAGAGTTCTTCCATCCCTCTTGTTCACGTTTAAGTTTCATCATCGCACCAATTTCTGCTTCTGTTGGGGTGCGTTTCAATGCTCGCGTCAAAGTATCGTAATAGTTCACCATCATATGTTGTATCCTTTTTTTCTCAATTCAGATGTAAACCGCCGCAGTTCTTGTTGTGCTGCGAATATTTCATTGTTGATGCTTGGTCGTGCATCTGTGCGGTATCGTTCATCTTGCAACCGATCTACCTGCTTGCGCAAGTATTTTAGTATCTGCTCATCGGCTGGGCTTAGTTTCATCACCACCATCCTTTAATTGTGCCTGCTGTCCAAGTCAGGATTACCACTGCAAAGATAATCCCAATAACTGTATCTTCCCATGTCCACTTTCCGTAGTCCATTATGCTGACCCCCAAGCTACGTCATGGAATTGCTCATCATATGCACCGCTAGTCAGCTTGTTGTAGATGCGTTCTGGCAGTTCAAAATCTTTAGTCTTGGCGCGTGGCTCTTGTAGATAAACCGTGTCCAGTTCAAAGTAGTGTTCATCGTGGTCTAACGATCCCTCAATGACAATCTCAATCTCTACGCCCTTGATGGTTATTTTTGTGAATGCGTGGTGCGGTGTGCGTCCTAGTGTAAAAAATCCCATTGGTTTGCTCCGTGTTGGTGGGGGCCGTAGCCCCCTGTTGATTAGAATGAACCCGTGCCGTTGTAGACACCCAGTTCACGTTGCGCTGAACGCCAATCATCATCACTGTCGCTAGGAAACAGTTGGTACAGATCAAACGTTGGCAAGTTTTCGCCACGCTTATTTAGTTCATCACGGTACTGATTAGCGAACACGCCGTTCATGTGCGATTTAGTGTGACCAATTGCTTGGCAACTGGTAATAAGCGCGTTGCGCATGTAAGCGTAAAGAGTTTCGGTAGTTAGTTTAGATAGATTGTCCATAGGGACACCTCACTTGTTGTTGTTTACATGTATAATATAGTATAATGCGTGATACATGTCAAGGGGGTAATAAAGGAGGAAATAGATTTTTTTTTACAATTACCTCTGTAAAGGTAATAACTGACAGCAGTTCTTACACAAAGGATCGGGCATGTACGAAATAGAACTGGAAGTATCAGGTCAACCAATTGGCAAGGGCAGGCCACGGTTTACCAAAGTAGGCCACACTTACACTCCGCAGAAAACCAAAGAGTATGAACGGCGCATTCATGCGGCTGCATGGGCAGAGATGGCAAAGCATGATATTGACCAGACACTGAGGCCAGTAGCGGTTGAGGTTATTGCTTTTATGGACATCCCAAAGTCATGGTCTAAGATAAAGCGCCTAGAGGCAGAATATGGTGCGATAAGCCCTATAACTAAGCCAGACGTAGACAACATCGCTAAGATCGCCTTAGATGGCCTCTCAGGCACTATCTTTGCTGATGACAAGCAGGTTATTAGCATGAAGGTCAAAAAGACATTCTGTCATCCTGACCGTGGGCCAGTGCTTTACATATCAGTGTCTTGGACTGACGAGGGCGCATAGGGCGCATAAGACCAATCAGGGCCGTACTTTTCACGCCATAGTTTAGGCTCTTTGTGGATCGCTATTTTCGTATCGTCCCAAAGACCTTGGTGATGCCCTTCGCAAAGCGGGATCGCAGTTTCATCAGATCGTTTTCTAGTTCCATGGCGATCATGTATAGGGTGATGGGCTGTTGTTGGTGATTGTTGGACTTCCCCAA